CAATCGCAAAAGATAAACCAGATACAGATGTGCGCAATGTTATCAAGAGCCATCTCCGTAAAGCTGGCATGAAAAATACACATTTGCTGTAAGGAACTAATATGCCAATCTATATCAATCAGACAAGAGGCAAACTTGTAACTAGAATTGCTGCTAATTCTACCAACGGTGGAACAGAAACAATTCAGCTAACAACTGCAAATACCACAGTTGATGAAACTGTAACTGCTCTGCAAATTAGTAAAGTTTATTGGTCAGGTAATGTCACGATTGGTCGTGATAATGCTGGCGGAACTTTGCTGTTCAATCTAACAGGTGGCGGTAATTGGGATTTTGACGTTGTTGGTATTACACAAACTGAATTCCCAACTACCAACGTTGTGATTACCTACGCTAATAATGCTACGGTGTATGTTGAATTGAAAAAACAATCGACAATAGCATAAGGAATAAGAAATGAAACTTATTACCGAAGCTAACGAAGCTGGTGGTAAGACTATTTACATCACTGGTCCATTTCTACAAGCTGAAGTGGTAAATAGAAATGGTCGTAAATATCCCATAGCTGTAATGGATCGCGAAGTTGCGCGCTATACAAAAGATGCTATTGGTACCAATCGTGCTTTGGGCGAACTAGGTCATCCTGCTGGTCCTACAATCAACCTAGATCGTGTGTCACACATGATTGTTGGTTTGAATAAAGATGGAAACAACTATATCGGCAAAGCCAAAATATTAGATACACCTATGGGTAATATCGCTAAGAATCTAATCAATTCTGGTGTTAAACTTGGTGTTTCTTCACGTGGCATGGGTTCGTTGAAGCCAAGAAATGGTATCAACGAAGTCCAAGATGACTTTTATCTTGCAACTGCCGCAGATATTGTAGCGGATCCTTCAGCTCCAGATGCTTTCGTAAACGGAATCATGGAAGGAGTAGAATGGGTTTGGGACAACGGACTTCTCAAAGCTCAACAGCTAGAGGGTTACAAAGCACAAGTCAACGAAGCTGCTTCTTCCGCAAACAAGAAAAAGCTAGAAGAAACCGTCCTGAAAGTTTGGAACGATTTCCTTCTAAAGATTTGATTTTATAAATAATAAACTAAAGCAATCCACGCAGGAGAGTAAAGATGAGTAATAACGAAAACGAAATCTTGGAAGGCGACGATCTTCTAGAGTTTCAGTCATCGTTTGGCGTTGACGCCATGGTGCCTGATCCAGTCGCAACCAAAGATAATTCGCGACCAGCTGACAAAACGGATGGCAAAGATGCCATGCCTGTTCTAAGCAAGTCGGGCATTATCGCCGATATCGTCAAAGCAGCATACGATATGCCAGTTAAGAAATTGGCACAATTCCATGCTGGTATGGCAAATCAAGGCACACTAAAAGCTGGTTCGAAGCAACAAGACCCAATGCCAAAGTTGAATAATCCTGGCGGACTTGGCGAAGATGTTGCTGCTATTTTCCAAGGTGCAAACCTTTCGGAAGAATTCAAAGACAAAGCCACAACTATCTTTGAAGCAGCTGTACATGCTCGCACTATCGAATACAAAGCGCAACTTGACGAACAGTTTGAAGCTGAACTAGCTGAAGCTGTAGAAGCAGTTGCTGACGAATTGACCGAGAAAGTAAACAGCTACCTAAACTACGTTGTTGAACAATGGGTCGAAGATAACCAACTTGCTATTGAAAGCGGTCTTCGTGCCGAAGTCATGGAAAGTTTCCTCGCTGGTATGCGCGAAGTTTTTGTCGAGCATTACGTCGAGATCCCTGAAGACAAAGTTGATGTCGTTGAGTCTATGGACGCTCGCATCGCTGAGTTGGAAGAAAAGCTGAATGAGCAAATCAACCTGAATTTAGAAATTGCTGAACAAGTAGCGTCTTATCAGGCTGAGCAGGCATTCGCTGAAGTTGCTGAAGGTCTTACCGATACTCAGAAAGATAAACTAGCTACCCTTGCTGAAAGCATCGACGCTGGTTCGGTTGAAGAGTTCGCTGAGAAATTAAGCATTATCAAAGAATCCTATCTGTCTGTTAAGAAAGAGTCACAAGCTCAACAGCAGCTTACGGAAGAAGTTGAAGTCGTGCAAGAAGAAACAGCTAAGAAATCTGCTGATCCTATGATCAACAAATACGTAGCTGCTATTTCGCGTACAGTCAAGAACTGATTATTATAAATAACTATACCAATTCCTATTTCAAAGGACAGGAGAACAAAGATGTATCTTAACGAAGAAATCCAAACCAAGTGGGCACCAGTTCTAGAACACGCTGATTTGTCACCAATCAAAGACTCACACCGTCGTTCTGTAACTGCTCAGTTGCTAGAAAACACCGAAAAAGCTCTCCGTGAAAACGGTGGCTTCTCACCACGCTCATTGCTAGAAACCAATGCTGCTGGCGGTCCAACCAACGCAATGAACTCATATTCGCCAAGCGAAATCGACACTTACGATCCAGTTCTAATTTCGTTAGTCCGTCGTGCAATGCCAAACCTAGTTGCCTATGACATCTGCGGCGTCCAGCCAATGACAGGTCCAACTGGCTTGATCTTCGCAATGCGTTCGCATTATGCCAACCAGCAAGGTACAGAAGCTTTCTACAACGAAGCTAATACTGAGTTCGGTGGTACAACTACTGCTGCTGCTAACTCCGTCGGTCTAAATGACGTCGGTACAGTTCCAGGCGTCTCAAACAACGCAGGAACAAACACCTATAACTTCACAGCTGGTCTAACAACTGCTCAAGCTGAATCACTAGGTAACAGCACACAAGCCTTCGCTGAAATGGCTTTCTCGATCGACAAGGTTTCCGTTGTTGCTAAGTCACGCGCTCTAAAAGCTGACTACTCGATGGAACTCGCTCAGGATCTTAAAGCAATCCACGGTCTTGACGCTGAAACCGAACTAGCCAACATTCTTTCGGCTGAAATTCTTGCTGAAATCAACCGCGAAATCATCCGTACTATCAACGTAACAGCTACAATCGGCGGTACTTCAATCGTATCTCCATTCACTGCTGCTGACGGTGTAACTACTGCTGGTCGTTTCAACCTAGACGTTGACTCTAACGGTCGTTGGTCGGTTGAGAAGTTCAAGGGTTTAATGTTCCAAATCGAGCGCGAAGCTAATGCTATCGCAAAACGTACCCGTCGTGGTAAGGGCAACATGCTAATCTGCTCGTCAGACGTAGCTTCTGCTCTTCAAATGGCTGGCGTTCTTGATTACACCCCAGCTCTTAACAGCAATAACCTACAAGTTGATGATACTGGCGCTACTTTCGCTGGCGTTCTAAACGGTCGCATCAAAGTTTACATCGATCCATACACCACTGGTAACTACCTAACTATGGGTTACAAAGGTGCTTCTGCGTTCGATGCTGGTCTATTCTACTGCCCATACGTTCCTCTACAAATGGTTCGTGCGGTTGGTGAAGATACCTTCCAGCCAAAAATCGGCTTCAAGACCCGTTATGGCGTCGTAGCAAATCCATTCTCACGTGGTGCTACTGCTTCGGACGGTACATTGATCCAAGACTCCAACGTTTACTACCGTCGTCTCATCGTAGACAACCTAATGTAATCTTGGTTGTTACAAACTCAAAAGCCACCTTCGGGTGGCTTTTTTGTTGACCTAAATAATAGGTGCTATATTGGGAAACTACTATGAGTGTTATAAACGAGCCTACAAATAAAAACTTTCTGTCACCGCTGGGTTTTGGTTTTTCAATCAAAAAACTTCCGACAACTAATTTCTTTGTTACTAGAGCAGTGATTCCTGGATTTTCTATTGGGGTGGTAGAAACAACAAATCCGTTTGTTAAAATACCTATTCCTGGAGATAAGATTCAGTTTGGTGATTTACAAGTCACATTCAAAATTGATGAAGATATGAAGAACTACATAGAAATCTTTAATTGGATTATAGCTTTAGGTTTCCCAGAAAATTATGGGCAATATTCTAATATTAAAAGAAAAGGAAAAACTACTGGCGAAGGAATTTATTCTGATGCTTCGTTGACAGTGTTGACCTCTGCTATGAATCCAAACATTGAATTTGCGTTTAGAAACGCATTTCCTTATAGTATAACTGATGTAGAGTTTAATACTTCTTCAGCAGACGTTGAATATCTTGAAGCCACTGTTGGCTTTAGATATGAGCTGTTTACCATAACATCGGTTTAATTTTACTAATTCGCTATTGTAGCGTATAATATGATGGAGTACTCTCCATCTATGGATATATTATGAAACTTGAAGAAATCTTTGAAATGTGGGCTAAAGACAGCGACATCGATCGTACCGAACTTGGTAAAGAATCGCTCAAGATCGCAAAACTCCACTACAACTATTACCGCATCTTCTCTAACGAGCGTCTGTTGCTCAAGAAGATGGAAACCGAGCACAAGCAACTTTACAAAGATAAAGCTGAATGGTTCAACGGAATCATGGAACCTGACCGTCTAAAAGAACTTGGCTGGGAACCTAACTATCTAAAGATTATGAAGTCGGAACTACCGATGCATATTGACTCTGACTCAGACATAATCAAAAGCACACTACGAATCGCCGTTCAACAAGAGAAAGTTGACGTGCTAGAGTCAATCATCAAATCACTCAATGGTCGTGGCTATAATATCAAGTCAGCTATCGACTGGGAAAAGTTTAAGACAGGCATGTAATGAGTAAGATTGCACTCGAACCAATCGACGAAGCGTTCATTCGATTCAACTGCGAAGCATGGCTTGCGCAGGAATTGTCAGACCACTTTACGTTCATGGTTCCAGGTGCTCAGTTTATGCCAGCTGTTCGTAACAAAATGTGGGATGGTAAAATAAGATTAGCCAACCTAATGACTAAGTCAATATACAAAGGGTTGATTCCTTATATCGTAAAGTTCGCACAAGATCGCGACTACGAAATAGAAATACATAAAGACCTGCACGTAACAAGCGACGAAACCGACGAGGACTTTGATAAGTTTATCGCTTCGTTACAGCTACCATTTAATCCACGTCAGTATCAGGTGGATGCTTTTATGCACGCAGTAAGAAACCATAGAGGCATGATGCTTTCGCCTACTGCTTCTGGTAAGTCGCTCATCATCTATATGGTAAGCAGGTGGTTCAAGAAACAGCGCAAGCTAATCATCGTTCCTACTACCTCTCTCGTCTATCAGATGCAGTCTGACTTCGTTGGCTACGGACAAGACGAAAAAGACATACACATTATTATGTCAGGTAAAGAGAAACTTTCAACTGCGCCAGTAGTCATAACTACATGGCAGTCAATTTACAAACTACCAAAGAGCTGGTTTGAGCAGTTCGGTGTTGTAATCGGAGACGAAGCGCATTTGTTCAAAGCCGAGTCGCTCGCTTCAATTATGGAGAAGCTAAACAACTGCAAGTATCGTTTTGGGTTTACTGGTACGCTAGATGGTACGCAGACTCACAAGCTGGTACTTGAAGGATTATTTGGCGCGGTAAAGAAAGTGACAACGACTGCCAAACTGATTGAAGATAATCATCTCTCAGCGTTTAAGATTAAGTGTCTGGTTCTAAAACACTCAGATGCTGAAAAGAAACTGATGGCGCGCAAGACTTATCAAGAGGAGATGGATTATTTGGTGCGTCACGATGGACGTAATAAGTTTATTAGCAAACTGACTCTCTCGCTCGAGGGTAATACGCTGGTACTATTTCAATACGTTGATAAACATGGCAAGGATTTATACCAGCAGATCAAAGACAAAGCCCATGACAAACGTCATGTGTTCTTCGTTCATGGTGGCGTAGACGGCGAGGATCGAGAAGCTATTCGTCAAATCGTTGAGAAAGAAAAAGACGCCATTATTATCGCGTCGTATGGTACGTTCTCCACAGGGGTAAATATTCGCAACCTACATAATATAGTATTCTCTTCTCCTACCAAGTCGATGATTCGTACTTTGCAATCTATCGGTCGCGGACTTCGCCTTGGTGATGATAAAGAGGGCGCAGTTCTATATGACATCTCCGATGACCTAAGAACTAAGAGTTGGACCAACCATACAATGAACCACTTCGCCGAGCGTATTAAGATTTACACCGACGAACAATTCCAATATAAGATTTACCCAATCGAGATTTAATTATGAAAGAAATGTTTATACTAATGAAACTAAGTGACTCCGACAATTTTATTGTTGGCAAACTAGTGAATGAAACTGAAGGAGAAATCATTATAGGTTATCCGATTAGTATTAGATTACAGCCAAATGCTATGGGAACCACCTCTGTCTCAACAACAAAGATGATGCCATTCAGTAAGAATAATTTGGTTGCCATTATGAAGCCAAAAATCGTTGCTATGAGTAAGCCAAATGAAAAGATTATTGGCTATTACAATAACTTCGTAGAGAAGTATGGTAAGATATACGATGAGCTTCTTGAAGATGATATTCTTGGAATCAAGGCTCAAGAGGGTGAACTTCCAGATGAACTGGATGATGAAATCGAAGATATCGTTGTGACGTTTAAGCTACCAACTTCTAACAACTCTATACATTAGTATTAACGGGAGTACACCTAATATTATACTGTTAAAGTGGGAATTGGTAAAGTAATTTTACTAATGGCACTAAAAGTAGTATAATGATAGCATATTAAAAGGAATTAAATGAAACAGCCAGCCCCACCCAAGTCAAATCACTATGTAAGCAACCTCGAGTTCTATGCAGCGATGAAGGACTACAAACAATCCTGTCGCGAAGCTGCGGAGCAGGGTTTACCGAAACCACAGATACCAAAGTATATTGGCGAGTGTCTTTATAAGATCGCGAACAAGTTATCGTATAGACCCAACTTTATCAACTACTCGTACCGCGATGAGATGATTGCTGATGGTCTAGAAAATTGCATCACCTATTTTGACAACTTCAACCCTGACAAATCTAACAATCCATTCTCTTACTTTACACAGATTATCTACTACGCATTCCTGCGTAGGATTCAAAAGGAAAAGAAACAGGTCTATGTCAAACATAAGGTGTATCACCAACAGATGGTAGATGGTGCGATGCATCACCTACAAGAATCCAACGCTGGTGAAGATTTCGACGTAGCAGTAATGGAAGACACAGACTACATTAATGACTTCGTGAAGAACTTCGAAGACAAGATCGAAGAGAAAAAGAAAGCCAAGGTCGCAAAGACCAAAAAGACTATTGACACGATTCTCACCGAATCTTTTACAAATGACCCTGAATAGGGTATAATATCTTATAATGAAAATTGCTATTTTAACTGACCAACACTTCGGTGTTCGCAATGACAACGTCGCCTTTTATGACTACCAAGCGAAATTCTATCGCGAGGTAGTTTTGCCATACATAGACGCCAACGATATTAAAGTCGTCTGGGATGGCGGTGACACATTCGACCGTCGCAAGTATATTAACTTCCACTCACTTAAAGCTGCCAAGGATATGTGGTTCGACGAACTGCGTACACGCAACGTTCAGCTTTATACTATCGTGGGTAATCATACTGCATATTATAAGAACACCAACGAAGTCAACACGATGGAGTTGCTGTTCGCTGATTATGAAAATATGCATATCGTATCCGAAGCCAAGACGCTTAACTTTGATGGACTTGACGTAGCATTCCTGCCATGGATCTGCTCTGGTAATTATCAGTCGTCTATGGACTTTATTAATGACACTCCCGCACAAGTTCTAATCGGTCACCTAGAGTTGGCTGGTTTCGAAATGTATAAGGGTGTCGTTGGAAACGACCACGGCTTCGACTCGAAACTATTTGATAAGTTTGACGTCGTTATGTCAGGTCACTTCCATCACAAATCCACCAAAGGTAATATCAACTATCTTGGTGCACCATATGAAATGACTTGGTCGGATTATAACGATCCGCGTGGCTTTCATATATTTGACACAGAGTCGCGTGAGCTGACGTTCATACAAAATCCATTTCCTATGTTTCACAAAGTCCTGTATGACGACGTGAATAAAACTATGGAAGAAGTCATCGAACAAGACTTCAGTGGCTTTAGTAATTCGTTTGTAAAGTTGATTGTTCGCAACAAGACTAATCCTTACTGGTTTGATATCGTCGTTGACAAGATTGAAAAGACTGGTGTTCTTGACCTACAAATCGTAGAAGACCATCTCAACCTCGACCTAGAAGATGACGCTGACATCGTCGACGAAGCAGAAGACACGCTGACTATTATGCGTAAGTTCGTCGCCCAGTATCTACCTGAAACAGAACAAACTATGGCTAAAGACCTTAACAACTTGCTGACTGAATTGTATCAAGAAGCATTGAGCGCGGAGCGTGAAGCATGATAAACTTCAAAGTAGTTCGCTGGAAGAACTTCCTGTCAACTGGCAACGTGTTTACCGAAGTCAAGCTGGATAAATCTAAGTCCACGCTGATTGTCGGTCAGAATGGTGCAGGTAAATCTACCATCCTTGACGCTATCTCGTTCGCGCTTTATAATAAGCCATTCCGTAAGATTAACAAACCGCAACTAATTAACAGCATCAATAATAAAGACGCTGTCGTAGAAATCGAGTTTACTGTTGGTCGTGATGAATATAAAGTCATTCGTGGTATCAAACCTAATATGTTTGAGATCTATAAGAATGGCGCGATGTTTAATCAGGATTCAGCTAATCGAGATTACCAAGAGTTCCTAGAAAAGACTATTCTGAAACTGAACCATCGTTCGTTCTCTCAGGTCGTTGTTCTTGGTTCATCAACGTATGTGCCATTTATGCAGTTGCCAGCACATCAACGACGCGAAGTAATTGAAGATCTACTTGACATTCAGATCTTTACTTCGATGAATAATATTCTAAAAGAAAAGGTTGCTTCTAATAAAGCTGAAGTGGCAGATACCAAGTATGCTTCCGATCTTTGTTATGAAAAGATTGTGATGGAACAGAAGTATCTCGATAGCGTTCGTAAAGATAAAGATATTCGCATCGAAGCTAACAAAGCAAAGATTAAGGAGATAGCTTCAACGATAGTTGAACTACGCGAATCCTTACAAGGGTATCAACAAGATTATCTTAATCTTGAGCTTGATATTAGTGACGAAACTGAAGTGTTACAGAAAGCTAATGAGCTTTCCGACAATCGCGTTCGTCTATGGGATCGTATGTTCTTGCTTGAGAAAGAAATCAAATTCTTTCACGATAACGAGAACTGTCCTACCTGTAAGCAAGGTATTGCTCATGACTTCAAGGAGTCTGCGATAACTAACAAGAACGATACTCTGGTTTCTATTAAAAGAGAACTAGAAGTTATCGACGGCGACCAGACTCAAGTGACTGCTCGTCTTGACGACATCAAGCATAATCGTCAAGGTATGATTAAGATAAACGAACAAATCAAAGTTATCTTGACTCAGATTGACTCTGAAAAAAGAAACTACAAAATGCTAGAAACTGAAAATGCTTCTTTATCTGTAGAACAAGACACAACGGAATCAACCGCTACATTGCTTGCATTGAAAGAAGAACTAGCAGAAATTCAAGCAAAGCGCGAAGTGCTATCGAAACGAAACGCGGTTCTCGCTGCTGCTTCTGCTCTACTCAAAGACGGTGGTATCAAGACCAAGATTATCCGTCAGTATATTCCTATCATGAATAAACTGATTAACAAGTATCTGGCTGCGATGGACTTCTTCGTTCACTTCGAGCTGGACGAACAGTTTAATGAAAAGATTAAATCTCGCTTCCGCGATGAGTTCTCATACAACTCGTTCTCCGAGGGTGAGAAGATGCGTATCAATCTGGCAGTTCTGTTTACTTGGCGTGCTATCGCTAAGATGAGAAACTCTGCCACAACCAACCTGCTGATTATGGACGAAGTGTTTGACAGTTCGCTTGACGGTGTTGGTACAGACGAGTTCCTAAAGATTCTAAATAATCTGACCGCAGATAACAACACGTTTATTATCTCGCACAAAGGCGATGCTCTGTACGACAAGTTCCATAGCATTATCAAGTTCGAGAAACACGGTAATTTCAGTAGGATGGTATAATTATGAGAGTAGGATTTACTGCATCAGCGTTCGATCTATTACATGCAGGTCACGTTGCTATGTTAGAAGAAGCAAAAGAGAACTGTGATTGGTTGATTGCTGGTCTTCAAACTGACCCAACCATCGATCGCCCAGAAAAGAACAAACCAATACAAACTGTCACCGAAAGATTCATTCAACTTCGTGCATGCAAGTTCGTAGATGAAATCTATGTTTATGCTACCGAAGCTGATTTGATGGATTTGTTGGCTATCCTGCCGATTGATGTTCGTATTATCGGTTCTGACTATATCGGAAAAGATTTTACTGGTAAGCAGTTCTGTATTGATAATAACATTGAAATCTATTATAATCGCCGAAGCCATAAATTAAGCACTTCGGAACTGAGAAAACGACTAGCATCCTCGTAAGTCGTTGATTTTATAGGATTATTTTACAAAATACCCAAATTAGGGTATAATAATACCATATATTATGGAGATACAAATGATTGTAGTAATTCCCACATTCATGCGTGAAGACAATCAGAAATGTTATAATGCTATGCCACCTGAAATACAAAGTCGGGTGGTTCTTGTCACGCATTCAGGTCGCGCTGAACTTCTTAAACAAAACAACCCAACTGCCAAAGTAGTTGATTTGGGTCAGACTGACGGTATTGCTGATGTCCGCCAGAAGGTCATTGAAAAGTTCCACAGTACTGGCGCGACTAAGGTAATGATTATTGACGATTCTTGCACGTTCAAGAAGCGCGATGAAAACATGAAGCTAGTCAATATGGAAGTCCAAGACTGGTATGATATGTTCAAAATGGTTGACGCCAATCTTGACACGTATCCGATGGTCGGTATCTCCGACCAAGGCGGTAACAATCGAGTGCTAGAAGATGTAAAAGAAATCGGTCGCTCGTACAGCTGTTATGGTTTGAATGTCGCTCAGTTATTTGAGCAAGGTATTCGATTTGATGGTATGTACCAGAAAGACAAAGAGATTAAACTCTACGAAGATTTCTATCTGATTCTAAAACTCCTTACCACTGGAAACAAGAACGCTATTATTTACAAGTATGCGTTCAATCATCCGCATGGGCGCAAGGGTGGAAACTCTACTGTCCGTACTAACGAACTACAAAAGAAATGTATTCTATCACTAGTCAAGGAATTTCCTGGACTGGTAGAACTAGTTAAGAAAGAAAATCCATCTTGGAAAGCTGGTCTGAATGATGAAGACGAGTTCCGTTGGGAAGTTAAGATCTCATGGCAGGAAGCTTACAAGCGTGGATTGCAGGGCGAAGTTGCTTCGCTAGAGGACTTCTTCTCGTGATATATGTTGTAGATCTCGATGACACTATCTGCTATCCCGACCATTCTAAGGTGGATACATATAGTAAGTACAGCCTAGCAAAACCAAATGACAAGGTCATTGAGAAGCTTCGCTGGCTTAAATCGGAAGGACATACTATTATTATTCATAGTGCACGTAGAATGCTGACGCACAAAGGAAATCTAATAGCAATAGAGTTAGACATTGGTAATGTAACTAGACATTGGCTTACAGAACATGATGTACCTTATGATGAATTGATTTTTGGGAAGCCATACGGCGACGCTTATGTCGACGATAAAGCTGTTACCCTAGAACAATTTTTGTCCATCGGCTGTTCTGACTCATCTTGAGTTTTGTTGCATCGCTGTGTTTTCTGAGTTTTGCTGCTTCTGACATCTTTTGTTTTGTTTCTGCTGATACACCTTTAGCTCTTCTTAGTTCCCAAGCCAGCTTCATTTTTCTCTTGGTTTCCTCGCTTTTTGGTTTTCCTTTTGCTGCCCTGGATTGTTTAGCTCTTGTTTCTTTGGAAAGTTTGCTTCCTACTTTAGGGTTGGGTAGTTGATATCTAGTAGACGGATCGCGGTTTTTCTGAGCAATTGACAATTTTTGTCTAGTTTCTTTGCTTAGAGGTTTTCCTCTTAATTGATTGGCTACCTTTCTCTTTAGCCATCCATATAGTTTATTGTTGGATCTAGTGGAACCCATCATGAATGCAGCATGTGCCAAGAGTTGGTTTTCAGGGTGTATTTTCACTAGTAGTTGGTGTGCGATGTAGTGTTCTTCTGGTGTAAGTTCTACTAGATTTTCTTTGTCGTTCGAACCGCCCATGCATATCGGCACAATGTGATGTGTTTCTGTGAATGACTCAATTATCCTGTTTTTTGCTCTTTCTATCAGGCGATTGTAGTGGTATTGATAATTCATTTACTAATTCTCCCAAATAGGGTACAATTCCTATATGGCTATTTATATTTTAATGATGTTTACAACAGGTGTATTAAATGACTTTTGTTGATGCAGTGGTAATCCCAGCAGCAGGTGCAGGTTCTCGATTCAATGAATTGGGAAAGCAGTATCCTAAGTGTTGCTTACCATACCAAGAGAAACCAATTATTCGACATATCGTCGAGAGAACTATGCACCTCGGAAAAGAGGTGCGTATCATCACATCTAACCAAGAACAGGAAGATGCGATTCGTTATGCGCTAGAACTAAATGGTAAGATTGACAAGGAAATCAAATTCTTCAAAGTCGATCTTTCATTGGTTCAAGGTCCAGCCACTTCGCTGTATGCTGGCTTACACGATCTAGATACTGCTATCGTATTCCTTAGCGATGCCATTCCTGTTCTGCCAGATTCCCTAGACCACTCTGCTAACAAAGTCTACACCTCTATCGTTCCTGATTGGGCGAGATGGTGTATGGTTAAGACGGTTGATTCGAACTCAATTAAGTTCTTTGATAAACCGCAAGATCGACCGCCGACCAATACTGCAGCCTGTGGCGTGTATTCGCTCAAGAATGTTAAAGATTATATCAAAGCATTCGAAGAATTACAACACAGCGGAGAAACACAGTTTTCTCATGTGTTCGAAAGAATGCAGTATCGTTATGGCTGTTCGTTCCAAGCACCTATTTGGAATGGTGAACTGCTAGACTTTGGTACGCTGTCAGAGTATATCGCGAATCGCTCTATTAGAAAAGAGCGTGTGTTTAATAACATAACAGTTGATGATATTGGAAACAATACTAAAATTGTTACAAAGCGTTCCACTGATACTGCTAAGTTGATGGCAGAAGCTAGTTTCATTCAGAATCTACCACAGAAATATTCTGTGTATTATCCTCGCATCAATAGTATTGATGTTGAGAAGTCCATGTACACTATGGACTACATCTATGCTCCGAGTCTGCGCGACATCGCGTTGTTCTTAGATAAGAGCTATGAAACTTGGGTAGAAATATTCAATTCCATAAATAGTTTTGTAAGGCTGTGTGAGACTTCGATTTCTAGAGAGAGTTCCAGCTATTGGGGTTCTAACTTCTTAAAGAATGTTGAAAGACTTCGTGCAGCGAATCTGTTTTTGCCAGAGATAAAAGATAAATACATCAGAGATTATGCTTTCCTTGAGAACTTACAAACTGAATTATCTTCTAGGTTTGGTGATTCTCGTACAATGTATCATGGCGATTTACACTTCGCAAATATGTTCTACGACTTTAATACGAAACAACTTAAATTAGTAGATCCGCGTGGCGAGTTCTCAGGTCACTGGTTCTACGATATGGCTAAACTAATGCATTCGGTGGTTGGCAAGTATGACTATATTGATTCACAACTATATTCGATTACTTCCGATGGTGAAGCGGTGTATTATGATAAGGGACATGAACAAATCATAAAAGCGTTTAGAGATGTATTTGGCGAAGAAACTGCCTTGTTGAGAAAACTGACAGCTTCTTTGTTCCTAACTATGATACCGCTACACAAAGACAATCCAACTAATATGCGTCTGTTCTACAAAGAGTATGAACGACTACTAAATGCCGAGGAGACAACGAATGACTAACGAAGTAAGAGTAATCACAGCTGACAAATGGGTCAACTGTGAACATTTGCTAGGAACTTTCCTAGATGAATCGCACTACGATCTTCTCATCGAAGAAGACTGCGATTTCTATATGCCGAACAATTCTTTGCTAGAAGGCAACGGCGAGCACAACATTGCATTCAAGTTTCGCAAGGGAGTTTACACTGCTGAAGAACAACTCGGTGCGTATGAAGGACTCATCAAAGGTGCAACTGAAAGCCAGAATCGTGGACTTGCAGCTGGACCGAAGACTGAACAATGCGGTGGTCGCGATTGGGTGACTGATTGGCAGATGGCTGTACTAGATTCTATGATGAATCCGCACACTACACTTGATGGTTCTGACCCAGTACAGACGTTGATTGCTGAGAAAGCCAGCTATAAAGCTGAGTCAACTCGCGGTCTGGTCTGGCTACGCAACAAGATTACTGCTCGCCTAGAACCAAATGAAGAATACGAAGGTTTCTTTGACACTTGGTTGGCTAAGACTGTCAAGCTATCTAAACAAGAACAGACCAAGCAAGCCAAAGAAATGGCTGATTGTATTTCTGGTACGACTTATGCTACTGTCGTCAACTCAGGTATCGCTGGTTTCTTTGACCGCTATCCGCGCATCCCTTATGGTCGTATGTGCGCTTACAACTGGAAGAACCCAGAACTGTTTGAGAAAGCGTTCCCATACTTCCGTAAGCTGGATAAGTTCTTCAAAGATTTACTACCACAACGCTATGGTATTCAGAAGCAACATTCTGATGCGCTAGATAAGCGTTTCCGTGTTGCTGAAGATACCGTATTCACCACGATTACTATTAACAAGAATTTCCGTACTGCCGCACATCGAGATGCTGGCGACCTTGCTGAAGGATACTCTAACCTTGGTGTCGTTACCAATGGCAAAGACTATCGCGGTGGCTACTTGGTATTGCCAGAGTTCCGAGTAGCAATTAATATCCGCCCAGGAGATGTGTTGCTTGTTGCTAACCACGCAGCAATACATGGCAATACGGAAATCCTACCACCGACAGACGATTGCTGTATGGATTGCGTTGAGCGCATGTCCATCGTCTGTTACTTCCGTGAGAACATGAAAGAACTTGGCTCATGGGAATATGAAACTCTGCGTCGTGACTTCGTAGAAGCGCGTCGTCTGAACCAAGACCATCCTGAATGGCGTCCACTTTGGAACGGTGTATCACCTAACATGTGGGAAAGCAAAGAGTGGTACAAGTTTATCGAAGGAATGCCAGACAAAGATGGTAAAGATATGCTTGCTAGATATCACCCAGAAGCACTTGAAACTAAACCAACTTCTCTCGAGGCATTCTTCGCATGAAAGATGTAACAAGTTATAAAGGTGTTGTACATGCTCTAGTAAAGGATACTGACCCTATCCTTTCACAGGAGATGCCAAGATTTGATTTTGATAATCCAGCCATCGACCCAATTCAATTAGCATACGATCTAGTTGAATCTATGCGCCACCATGGCGGCATCGGTCTTTCTGCTAATCAAATCGGCTTGCCATACAGAGTATTTGCGATGGAAGCTGTTCCTGCTCTTGTTTGTTTCAATCCTAAATTGATTGACGAATCTAGCGAGGAAATTATGTTGGAAGAAGGATGTTTGTCTTTTCCTGGACTTGGTATCAAAATTAAACGAGCGCGTCACATCAAAGTTCGTTATGCTGAACCGAGTGGCGAAATAATGACAAGAAAGTTTACTGGCATGGCTGCTCGTTGCTTTCTCCACGAATTAGACCATATGAATGGAACTAAGTATATTGACCGAGCTTCTTTCGTTCAGAAAGAGATCGCATTGAAACGCCAGAAGAAGCTGGCAAAATTGAAGAGGATATTAAAATGAGTGTTGAAGTTATTAAATTGACTACTGGTGAAGAAATCATTTCTGAGCTGGAAGATAAGGGCGACTCTGTAGAGTTGACCAACGCTATGTTGGTTGCTGTAAATGATGGTCGCTTAGTGTTCATCCCTTACATGCAGTACACATCTGCTGCTAAGTTTGTTACCATCGATAAGAAGCATATTATGTTTATTGTCACGCCAGTCGAATCATTGATTGACGATTTTGAGAATGCCACTGCCAAGGTCACCAAGCCACGCAAGAGCATCGTATCGTCGGTGCCGTGATGGAAGTCAAACTAGTAAAACTAATTACAGGCGAAGATATTATTTGCGAACTTGAAATGACTGATGTTCAAGTAGCACATAATCCATACTCGCTTGCCATGCACCCAGATAAAGGGTTGGTCTTGATGAAGTTCTCGCCGTATGCTAAAACTGAAAAAGTATATCTTGAGAAATCTTCCATCCTATGCATTCTTGACCCACAAGAACCACTAGTCAATCACTATAAAGAATTGACTGGTAAAATCATCACGCCAAAACAAGGAATTATTGTATAATGGAAATCAAAGTAGAAATTGAAGAACTGCGCAAACGCAAACTGTTTGTCGCAACACCTATGTACGGTGGACAATGCCACGGTACTTACTGTCGCTCTATCGCTGACTTGACTGCTATGTGCGTCAAGTATGGTATTGAGATGCGAGTTTACTATCTGTTTAATGAATCGCTGATTACTCGCGCTCGTAACTACTGCGTTGACGAGTTCTTGCGTTCTGATTCAACTCACATGATGTTCATCGACTCGGATATCGGATTCAACCCTAACGACGTTCTGTCGTTGCTTGCTCTGCAATCTGATGATTCTGGATATGATATCATCGGTGGTCCATATCCTAAGAAATGTATCTCTTGGGAAAAGATCGTACAAGCTGTCAACAAAGGTGTAGGCGACGAGAATCCTAACGAACTTGAAAAGTACGTTGGTGACTTCGTATTCAACCCAATCGTTGATGCTGGTCAAACTGAAATCAAACTGAACGCACCAGCCAAGGTTCTTGAGATCGGTACTGGCTTCATGATGATTAAGCGCAAAGTGTTCGACGAATACAAAGCTGCTTATCCGCAATACAGCTATAAGCCAGACCACGTTCGCACTGCTGCGTTTGACGGTACTCGTGAAATTCATGCTTACTTCGACTGCATCATCGATCCTGCGACAAAGCGTTATCTGTCGGAAGACTACATGTTCTGTCAGAATGTAATCAAGATGGGCGGAACAATCTGGCTGTGCCCGTGGATGGAACTACAACACACTGGTTCTTATACCTTTGGTGGTTCGCTGTCTGCTCTTGCTTCTATCGGTGCTTCCGCAACAGCCGATACTGGACTGCTGAGAAAGCAAAACCAAAAGAAGAAGTAATTTTACTAACAAACAACTTTAGAGTACAATATAATGATTGAAGCTGACCGTGTAAAACTCAAGAAAGTTCTTGATGACGTTTCCAATATGATGACTATGGTTGAGGCAGAGCGATCTGCCATCAACGAATCCATCAACGAAGCAAGTAAAAACTTTAACATTGATAAGAAGGTCTTGCGCAAAATTGCCAAGACCTATCATAAACAAAACTTCAATGATGAAGTAGCAACAAATGAGACGTTCGTAGAAGTCTACGAACAATTGACCAAACAAGGATAATATTATGAAGATCTCAAGCCAAACCCTTTCCATTCTGAAGAACTTCTCTTCTATCAATGGAAACATCCTAGTTCGTGCAGGCTCAACCCTGTCGACTATCTCACCGCAGAAAAACATCCTAGCTTCTGCTGTCGTTTCTGAAAACTTCCCGACCACCTTTGCGATCTATGACCTCGGTCAGTTCCTCGGTGCTGTCAGCTTGTTCGAAGATCCTGACTTTGACTTTACTGACAAGTTCGTCACCATCTCTAGCGGTAAGCGTAGCATCAAGTATTGGTTCGCCGAGCCAAGCATGATTCTGGCTGCTCCTGAGAAGAAGCTACAACTTCCTACCGAAGAAGTTGTGTTTGATGCGTCTGCCTCTAACATCAGCGAAGTGTTGAAAGCTGCGAGCGTCCTTCAGGCTCCAGAAATCGCCGTCGTTTCTGATGGTTCGAGTCAGACCAAGCTGGTTGCTACCAACGTCAAGAACGATACTTCTAACGAATATCACGTTGACGTTGCTGTTACCAACGAAGCAAAGTTCCGCATGGTATTCAAGTCTGAGAACTTGAAGCTAATCAGCGGTGACTATAAAGTATCCATCTCGTCGAAGGGTATGGGTAAGTTCGCCAACGAAAAGGCTGGACTTGAATACTTCATCGCAACAGAAAGCAGCTCAAAATACGGTCAATGATTCTAAACGATCGCCCACTTATAAAAGTGATTGACAATTTCCTTACAAAGGAAGTTTGTCAAGATATCATAAATGAAGCAACTCCATTGTTGGAGCCTTCTAAGATATCAGGCGGTGAATCTGGATATCGTACGAGTAAGAGCACATGGTTATCGCATACGCATAGCCATGCTACTGTG